ATCCAGAAACTAATAATGGATATTACTTTGAAATAGTTGCACTAACAGAAAGCAATGTAGAATCTTACTTAGAAACTAGTGCAGATGGCTCTCAGGACGTTGTTATTCATAATGTTTTATTCTATAAGATTAAAAAAGATAGTGCAAGTGCGGATGCCATTCCAGTAAAACTGTGGGGAGGACTTTCAAAGATTACGGTAGACGATGGTAGTTTTACGGGTCAGTATAGAATGACCACACAAGAAACTCCAACGGTATACGATCTATCTGTTGAGTATAAAGACATTGGTAAGATAAGAAGATTCTATCTTTATATAAACAACAACCTAGTTAAGGTTGTTGATGATTCAGATCCCCTGCCAATATATAATAATATGGCAATATTTACACGTGGATCCTCTAGAGTTATGTTTGAAAATGTATACGCTTTATCGGAAAACTATTCTCAAAATACAGTTGCAACGGCAGTTGATACTCTTGCCAAAACTTTTGGGGATGACTCAATAGATGTTAACGAATCATTTAGAAAATACGCAATGAGTGGAGTTGTACAGTCTACCTACCTGTCTGGACTAAGTGCCCAGCAACCACCAAAATATAATATGTATTTTGATGAGTTTGGAACTATCATGAGAGAGTGTGCATATTTTGATATTAAATATGATCGTGCATATCCAGCGTTATATGCACAACTATCACCAACATTTAATCGTATAAAAGGATATACAACTTCTGGATTCTACGCAGACTCTTATGGTGCAGAGTTCCTTGTATTTAATGCTACAGATAAAGCACTTGTTCTTGATGACACAAGTGGAAACTATCTTAGAATTCAGGGCATTACATTTACGCAAGATACAACTCATGAACTAACAGTAGACGAATATTTTAACAAGAGATCTAGCCACTCTGATCCAGAGTTACAAGGCACGACAGTTTTGGTATCTCCATATGTAGAATTAGAAAAATATAATAAAATAAAACAAAGCAGAATGATTTATGGAAATAATGAATTTTCTATTGATGCTCCTTATATTCAAACCCAAGACTCTGCCAACAGTTTAATGGGATGGATTATTGATAAGTTGATGACACCAAAAAGATCTGTTGGTGTAAATATTTTTAGCATACCAACCATTCAACTGGGCGATATAGTTACAATAAACTATAAGGATAGCAATAATCTTGACGTTATTGCTTCACCCTTAACTAGGTTTGTTGTGTATAATATTGAATATACAAGAAGTCTAGATGGGCCAAGCATGACAATATATTTGAGTGAGGTATAAAATGGCTGTAACAAACAACACAGGTTCAAATGTATCTGCTACCCCTGCCACGCCATCATTGGTTTCAACATCTTCCTCTCTTTCAGGGGGCACATCCCAAGTTAAAAGTGCTACTAAAGACATTATCTTATTTGATGACGGGGCAGTTCCTGTAGACCTTATGGCAGATTTAATCTTTGAAGATATTGGTGGGCAAGAGTTAATAAATATTGCAAGACGTGATACGGTAAATGGACAAAAAATTAGTTATCAACCAATCAAAAATCTTTCTTCTATTGAACAGCAATATAACCCTAATAATATTATTAGTCTTCAAGCAACCGCAGACAAATACTTTGCAAACTTTCCTATTAAACTTGATGACAAAATTCCTGAAAATGGTGGGGGACCTTTAGGAGAGTATGTATACATAGATGTAGTTACTGGAGACTTGATAGTAGAGGCTGTTAATCTTGAACTAGATGAACAGATAGAAATTCAAATAGCCAGAAGTGGTACAATATATGAGGCAGAGTTTAATGAGGGAGTATCTTGATAACTAATAGTGGAAAGTCTATTCTTGGAAAGTACCTACTTGGTCAGGCACCAGCCTACGCTTCTTTTATTGCTGTTGGCTGTGGAGCAAAACCTCTTGACACTACGGATGTTCTTGGAGATTACTCTAATAAAAAAAATCTAGATTTTGAAATGTTAAGAGTTCCTATTTCTTCTAGAGGTTTTGTTAACGAGGGTGGTTTGGACAAGATTGTTTTTACTGCAGAACTTCCAGCAGAAGAACGCTATGAGATTACAGAGGTTGGTATATTTTCTGCAAAATCAAACCCTTCTGCAGGAGCCTATGACAGTAAGACCGTGTTTTCTTTTACTGATGTAGAAAACTGGAACTACCACACTTCAGCATCTTCAACAGCGATCACACCAATTACTGCTGCACTAGACGAAGATGACGATAATATTATATCAACAGAGTTAAAGGTTTTTCAAACAAACGCAGACAATCCTACTTTTTATAAAACCTCAAGAGCAAATAGATATGAAAGATGTAGGTTTCTAAATAACGTAATCCTTATGCGTGGTGATGATGCAACATTAACAGTAAGCGGTGGACATTTTGTTATTGGTGCAGGATCAAACCACATACACTACACCAGGCCAAGTACAAACTTTTCTCAAAACTCTCCAATAGATGAACTCAGACTGGCTTTTTCAGTTATAAATAAAGATGGAGATTCATCGCTTGCTCCAGACACTGTAAGAGTTCTTGTTGACTTTGCAGAAACTGATAACTTGAGTGGAGAGTTTGCAAGGTTTGAAGCAGAAATAGTAAATGGAACTGGGGCTGGTGAATACGATTTAGATGAAAACAGATACGTAGTTATTTCAAAACAACTTCAGCAACTATACACAAGTGCTAACTTTACCTGGAATGCTGTTACTGTTGTAAAAATTTACGCAAGCGCTATTGATGGTGGAATTGTTTCTGATGATTACTACATTGCACTTGATTCAATGAGACTAGAGAATATTGGAACTACCAACGTTCTGTACGGACTTACTGGGTATTCAGTTATTCAGAACCCTACGTCAGAGTCAATAATTAAATCACCAAATACCAGCAACTATGTAGAATTTAGATTTTCTATTGGTGTTACGTAATGGCTGAAATTATTAAAAAGGCAAAGGTCCTAAAAGAAAATTTGCCACCAGTCAATAGCATAAATGGTGCATACAGTATAAGGTATAGGATTATTTCTGAAGATAAGAACAGAACTTCTTCTTGGTCTTCAGTCTATGGGGTTGATCCAAACTACGTTTACGTTCCTGGAAAGATTAATATATCTTCTTCTGGTGGTGTAGTTCGTATAGCATGGGATTCTGTAACAGTTAAAATTGGAACAAATATTATTCGTCAAGCAAAAGATTATGATATTTTTGTTAAGTGGAGTAAGTCTGATGGTATCGGAGATTGGAATTATATAGAGAGAATATCAACAAATACTACTACTCTAGTTGTTCCAGACACTTTCTTTATTGGTGGTGTAGATCAGTCCTTTACTCCAAACAGAGTCACTGTTGAGGTATACTTAGTAGGTGAACCAGTAACTAGGGAATATACGACATTACGTGTTTATAATCCAGCAATGCATACGGTCTAATGATATAATGGAGAGATAATGGCAAAAGTACCGCTACCCGAAAGAGGGCAACCAATAGATGTTACATACATCTATGAATTAACTAAGGCAGTTAATGATTTATCTGCACAGGTTTCTTCTGCAACCTATAAGACTACTACAGTAGATGCAGGAACTGCTGGACCTCAAAGTGTAAAAACATCAGAGGCAAAGTTTATTGGTGGGTACGTAGATGTAGCAAATAACAAAACTGTTACTGCTTCTTCAGAAGTACCATTTTCTTTTCCATATAGTGATTTTAAATATGCACCAGTAGTAACCGCAACACCAATTAACAAGGGTGGAACTCCAGCAGGACAGAATGTTAACGTTACATTAACAAGTGTAACAACTACAAAGGTGGATGGAATCGTAAGATTCAATGCTTCTGGCGATCTTACTGTTGGTGTTAATCTTATTGTTATTGGCATACCAAACTAACACTAAGGATACTAAATTGATTTTTTGCAAAAAGTGCAAAGGAAGAATGTTTGTTGACAGACAATATTCTAACATAGACCACATGGAGACTTCATGTATTCGTTGTGGATCAAGAAAATTTTTTCATCCACCTAGTGAAAGTAGGGAAGGCGCATGGATACTTCTAAGCGAAAAATTCAGAGCGAAGCATACAATAACGAGCCTGTAATAAAAGGTAAGGTTAAGGTATGGTTTCTAAATGGGGATCTTGTAAAAATTCATCATTCATCTAGATCAACGGGTCTGGTAACAATGTATAACGTAACTAAGGATAGACTAGAATCTTGTCTGCTTGTTGATTTTAAAAAACATAGAGAAAGAGCCTACAGCGTAGCAGAAACTGCTGTGCTTGTCAATAGGCACAGAAAGTACATTCCAAGTTTAATTAAACGAGGAGTTATTCCTCCACCAATTGGTGCTAGTTTAAATGGAGAAAGATCTTGGCAAGTTAGGGCATACTATTCAGAGTCGCATGTAAAAGAGATACGTGCTATACTTGCAAGTATACATATTGGGCAACCAAGAAAAGACAAATTAATAACAAATAACATGACTCCTACTACGCAAGAATTGACACGGCGAATGGGAGACGGTATACTTACATATACGAAGACAGAAGATGGACGATTCATTCCAGTGTGGAGTGAGTCCATTTAAAATGAAATGGGTGGATAATGGAAAACGATTCAACAAAAGTATCAGTTACTTTGGGGTATACACTTAACCTGGGTAACTTTCAGTCACTACGACTTGACCTTGGAGTTGTAGATAGTAAGCGTGATGGTGAGAATACAGATCAGGCTTTTGAGCGTGTGTACAAGTTTGTAGAAGATAAGTTAACAGACAAGATTCGTGAAGCACAAGAAGAGGCTGCCGAAGCATAATGGCTGATCGCAAAGACCGAATGGCTTTGCTCAGCAGGTTTAACAAGTTTTACCTACAAAGGTATGAGCAAAAGTCTAACATGAATCTTAACGTAGAGCAGTGGGCTGCTGATGCGCTCATTGAGTCTTACGGGATTAGTGATTGCTATGACATTTTAGAATATTACTTTTCTATTGCACAAGAACCTAGTTGGAATTACTTTGCCTATAATACAGAAAAAATCATTAATGGTAAAAAAGAAGTAGAGCAAGATAGAATAGAACGAGCAGAGCGTAGACGAATGGCCAAGGAGTGGTTGAGTGAATAACACAGAAGCAAAAGTAATTAGTGCAGTATTAGAAGATAAGCAGATTCACGTACTTCTTCAGGCCAATGTTGAAACCATGCTACGAACACATAACGATATCTGGAACTTTATTCGTTTGTATTCTGAAAACAATCAAGCACTTCCACCATCAGACTTAGTTAGAGAAAAGTTTCGTGACTTTGAGCCAGTTAGTGGTGTTGGGTCAACTAAGCATCACCTAGCAGAACTTCAAACAGAATATTTAAATGATAGTCTAAAAGATCTTCTTCGTAATGCTGCAGGAGAAGTGCAGACTGGCAATGGAACAGAAGCCCTTGAGCACCTTATAACTAAGACTTCAGAACTAAAAAAGAACACTGCTGCTATTCGTGACATTGATGCAACAGATCTTGAAGATGCTGTAGCCTACTACGAAAGAGTACAAAAACAAAATGAGTTAGGTGCTGTAGGAATTAAAACTGGACTTCCAGGTTTTGATAACTATCTTCCTGCTGGAATTATGCCAGGTCAACTTGGAGTGTTTCTTGCGTACCCTGGAATTGGTAAGTCATGGATGGCTTTATATTTTGCAGTGCAGGCATGGAAGCAAGGTAAATCACCAATGATTATCTCTCTTGAAATGTCAGAAACAGAAGTTCGTAATCGTGTGTTTGCTATTATGGGTGAAGGACTTTGGTCACATCGCAAACTATCAAATGGCGAAGTTGAAATTGACATGCTTCGTAAGTGGCATGCCAATAAGGTTGCAGGTCGTCCAGAGTTTCATATCATATCTAATGACTCTGGCGGAGAGGTAACTCCCTCCGTTATTCGTGGAAAGATTGATCAGTACAAGCCAGACTTTGTTGTTGTTGACTACCTACAACTTATGAGTCCTAACCAACGTGCCGATAATGAAACGGTAAAGATGAAGAACCTTTCACGAGAACTTAAACTAATGTCTATTAGTGAAGAAGTTCCTATCATTGCTATCTCATCTGCTACACCAGATGATGTAAAAGATCTTAGCACTCCACCTACACTAGGACAAACAGCATGGTCAAGACAGATATCTTATGATGCTGACTGGCTTCTTGCCCTTGGTCGTGGAACAAATAGTGATATTATTGAATGTGTATTTAGAAAGAACCGTAATGGATTTATGGGTGACTTTCTTGTTCAGGTAGACTTTGACAAGGGCTACTACAGATATAAGGATTTTGAAGATGGCAAGTAATATCTATAGTGAAGAACAGGTTCGCAGAGTCCTTAATGGATCTGGAGTTGAGATTGAAGCAGAGTTTGGTAATGACTTCATTGTGTACTGTCCATATCACAATAACAGCAGAACTCCAGCAGGAGAAGTAGCGAAGGATAGCGGTTTGTTCTTTTGCTTTGGATGCCAGACAACTAAAAACCTTGAAGAGTTTATTATGTTCACAACTGGCCGATCATATTTTGAAACTGTCCGCTACATAAAAAGCAAAGAAACAGAAACAAACATTGAGAACATAGTTAATAAGGCTATGTATGCACCACCAGATTTTGTTCAGTATGATGAAGTTTTAATTAAGCGTTTAAATAATCAAGCACTTGAGTCTCCAAGAGCAATGAGATATTACTCTGGAAGATCAATTACAGAAGATTCTGTTAAAAAGTTTTGGTTAGGTTATTCAGAAAAACAGGATATGGTTACCATTCCTGTACACTCTCCAGATGGATTAACAATTGGTTTTGTTGGTCGTTCTGTTGAAGGTAAAGAGTTTAAGAATACTCCTGGCCTTCCAAAGAGTAAGGTCTTGTTTAACTTGCACAGAGTAAAGACTTCTAGTATTATATATGTAGTGGAATCATCATTTGATGCAATCCGCTTAGACCAAGTAGGGTTTCCAGCAGTTGCAACACTGGGTGCTAACGTATCTGCATCGCAGATTAAACTGTTAGAAAAGTACTTTAACAATGTTGTGCTTATTGCAGATAATGATGAGGCTGGCTCAATTATGAAAGACAAGTTAATTGAAAAACTTGGATCTCTAGTCAGCGTAATCAGCATAGATAAAAAATACAAAGACATTGGCGATATGGATGATGATGCAATCAGGAGTATTGAATTCCAGTTTGACAACTGCATTGCTAGTATGCTAAAATAAGGATATAAGAAAGGAATAATTTTGAATATAGTTATTGTTGGCGGTGGTACTGCTGGATGGCTTTCAGCATTAATGATTAGCAAAACATTTAAAGAAAAGCATAAAATTACTATTATAGAGTCTGAGTCTATAGGAACAATTGGTGTGGGAGAAAGTAGTACGGGCTTTTTGCGTGGAGTAGTTGCTAATGAAATATATGACTATGGTTGTGATGAACTTGAGTTTATGAAACAAACAAAAGCAATGCCAAAATATGGAATTTTATTTAAAGAGTGGGATGGACTAAACAGAGACTATATGGAACCAACCGATGGTCCATTGCAAGATACTGGGGTTGGCACCAATAGTTTAATTTCTTACTTAAAGGCTAACGATTTAGATATTTCTTTATCATCAATTAACGGAAATTTAATGAAAAACGATTTTTCTTCATTTTATAAATATGATGGAAAATTTTTTTCAGAAAGTAGACATTCATATAACTTTGACTCCAAGGGTGCTGGTGATTATTTTAAAAAAATTTGTTCTGATTCTGTAGAAAAAATAGTTGGAGAGGTATTAGACATTAATTTAAATAGCGATGGCTTCGTTACTTCTGTTTTAATGTCATCTGGAAAAATAATAAATGGAGATTTTTTTATAGATGCTTCAGGTTTTTCAAGAATTTTTTCTAAAAAAATGGGAATAAAATTTATAGAATATAAAGACCTTACGGTAAACTCTGCAATTACCTTTAAGTTAGATTATGAATACCTTAATAATAAAAAATTATTTTATACAATTTCTTGGGCACAAAAATTTGGTTGGATGTGGATGATACCAAGAGCAGACTTTGTTTGGTGTGGATATATATATGACAATAACTATATAAATGAATCAGAGGCAAAGTACGAAATTGAAGAAAAACTTAAAACAAACATTGATGTTGTAAGAACTTTAAAATTTAACCCTGGTCGTTTAGAAAAAACTTGGAATAAAAATGTTTTATCTATTGGCCTAGCGTCTAATTTTTTAGAACCTTTAGAAGCCACAAGTATTCACGGAACAATTGCTCAATTGAATTCTTTTATTTACATGTATTTAGAAGAATCTTTAGAAAAAACTGTAACCACAACAAAACAAGATGTTTATAATGAACAAAATTTACGTATGGTAGAAAACTTTAGATCTTTTATTCTTTTGCATTATACTGGTAGTAGAAGAGATACAGAGTTCTGGGAAAATATTAATAAAAATGCTTTAAATAATGAATTAATAAAAAAAATAATTAATATATCTAAGTCAAGATTGATAACGCAATCTGATTTAGGAATAAATTCTGTTTATGGGGGCGCTGGCGAAGCATTGTTTAATTATGTTTTGTGTGCTTTTAATCATTTTTCTAGCAACACGGCTTATAAAGAATTAAACATGTTTGGTAGGCTTGATACAGCAAAAGATCAAGAAAAAAATATGAATAAATATTTAAACAATAAAGATTGGATAACAAATGAAGATTTTTTTAATTTGTTAAATAGTAACTAATGCTTAAATATTAAAAATTTTAATTTTACAAAAGATTTCTTAACATGCTATAATAGAAAAGGTAAAGATGAAAAATAAAAAAGTAAAAAAGAACATGGAGTGGCTTATTGCTTTAAAAACAATGGGCCACAAAAAATATTGGAATAAGCCAAATACTGTAGAATTTTTAGCGTTTGTTGCTAAGGCCTGTATTATTTTTCCAGGACTTCTTTTTGGAAAAGAGATTTGGTGGCTATATATATTTGCACTTATATCAAGTGTCGGATTAATCTGGTCATCAACAGTAAAAACTATACCAACCTTAATATGGTTTAATATATTGTGGAGCATTCTTGCCATTACATATATTTTAAAATATTTCGGACTAATACTATAAACAAAACACAAAAACATAAGGAGAAAATATGAGCGTAGTAAAGGGACTTAAGAATATCAATGCCCTGCTTGACAAGCCAAAGTATGACGAAAACTCACCAAAGGTAAAGTGGCTTAAACTTGCCGATGGTCAATCAGTAAAGATTCGCTTTATTGAAGAATTAGACGAAGATTCAGCAAACTATAACGAAGGTCGTGGTCTTGCACTCGTCGTTAAGGAACACACAAATCCAAAGGACTATAAGCGTAAGGCTGTAGATACTATGGAATCAGAAGGCCGTGACTGGGCTGAAGAAATGCATCGCAAAGATCCAAAGGCTGGATGGCGTGGTCGTCTTCGTTTTTACTGCAATGTGCTAGTAGACGACGGGATTGAAGCACCATATGTTGCTATTTGGTCAATGGGTGTAAGCAAGCAGTCTGCCTTTAATACTATTCGTGAGTATGCACTTGAAACAGGAAGCATCTCAAACCTAGTCTGGAAGGTAAAGCGTAATGGTCAGGGAACTGAAACCTCTTACACACTTATTCCTTCAGCACCAGACAAGGAACCATTTTCTTGGGAAGGTATTGAGCCATTCCCATTGGAATCAGCACTAAAGAAGATTCCTTATGCTGAACAAGAAGCCTTTTATCTTGGCTTCGATGGTCCAACTACTACTTCTGCAACAAACACAGACTGGTAGTAGATGAGTTACGTAGGCTTACACGTACATACCCACTACTCACTATTTGACGGCGTAGCAACTCCACAAGAGTATGTTGACCGTGCTAGTGCTTTAGGTATGCAGGCAATCGCAATCACAGACCATGGTACGTTATCTGGTCACCGTGAGATGTACCGCATGGCTAAAGAAAAGGGTATTAAGCCTATACTTGGCGTAGAAGGATATTTTTGTGTTGATAGATTTGATAAGAGGCCGAAGGCAGAACGCACAGAGCCAACAGATCTAGTCTATAACCACATTATCCTTCTCGCCAAGAACCAACTTGGTTTAGAAAATTTAAACAAGATTAATGAGATCGCTTGGACTGAAGGATATTTCAATAAACCACGTTTTGACTTTGAGGTTCTTGAAAAGTACTCAGAAGGTATTATTGTTTTGTCTGGATGTTTAAGCGGTATCATTGCAAAGGCTCTTGAGTTTGGAGAGTATGCACAGGCAAAGAAACACATTGAGTGGTTTAAGCGTGTGTTTGGTAATGATTTTTATATGGAACTTATGCCACATAATGGAGCAGAAGTAAATAAGCAACTATCAGATTTAGCAGATGAGTTTAATGTTGAGACTGTAGTAACTCCAGACTGCCATCATGTTGATGAATCACAAAAAGAAATTCAAGAATTTAAACTACTTATGAACTCTCATGCAAAGGTTCAAAAGGACACAACTTACGAAAAATCAAAGAAGCAAGATGGAATGCTAAAGCGCCTTGACTATCTGTATGGCGAAGATCGTCCAATGTCATTTAATAAGTTTGATATTCACCTTCTATCTTATGATGAGATGAAGCAAGCCATGGAATCGCAGGGTATTTTGAGAGAAGATATGTATATCAACTCTATAGCCATTGCAGATAAAATTGAAGACTATGACATTAAAGATGGACTAAATCTTCTTCCAGTGCAGTATAAGAATCCCGATAAAGAATTAAAGACATTGGCCTTGGAAGGTTTGAAAGTTCGTGGTTTGGACAATAATCAAGAGTATTTAGATCGTCTAGAGGAAGAACTAGAGATCATTAAGAATAAAAACTTTGGTCCATACTTTCTTGTTGTACAAAATATGATTGGTTGGGCAAAGAAAGAGGGCATCCTTGTAGGCCCAGGCCGTGGTTCTGCTGCTGGATCATTACTTTGTTATACTCTTGGGATTACAGACATTGACCCAATTCAGCATGGACTTTTGTTCTTCCGATTTATTAATCCAGAACGTAATGACTTTCCTGATATTGATACAGATATTCAAGATACTCGTCGTGAAGAAGTTAAAGACTATTTAGTTAGACAATACCGACATGTAGCATCTATTGCAACATTTTTAGAATTTACAGGCAAGGGCATTGTTCGTGATATTGCACGAGTACTAAATATTCCTTTGTCAGATGTTAATAAGGTTTTAAAAACAGTAGATACGTGGGATGACTTCTGTAACTCAAAAACAACACGAGAATTTCGTGAAAAATATCCAGAGGTAGAAACTTATGGAGAGCAACTTCGTGGTCGCATTCGTGGTACTGGTATTCATGCTGCTGGTGTTGTAACTGCAAAGGAGCCAATCTTTAGACACGCACCAATGGAAACAAGATCATCTACTGGTAGTGATGAGCGCATCCCTGTTGTAGGTGTTGATATGGAAGAAGCAGAAAGAATTGGTTTGATTAAAATTGATGCTTTGGGTCTTAAGACTCTTAGCGTACTTAAAGATACTATTGATATGGTTAAAGAAAACCATTATGTAGATATTGATTTGCTTTCAATTGATATGAATGATAAAGATGTGTATGAGATGTTGTCAAGTGGATATACAAAAGGTGTGTTTCAGTGTGAAGCAACACCGTATACCAACTTGCTTATAAAAATGGGTGTTAAGAATCTTGATGAACTTGCAGCATCAAATGCTTTGGTTCGCCCAGGTGCTGCAAATACTATTGGTAAGGATTATATTGATCGCAAGCATGGTCGTCAAAATATTAACTACCTTCACCAAATTTTAAAACCATTTACGGAGGATACTTATGGTTGCATTCTTTACCAGGAACAAGTTATGCAAGCATGCGTACAACTTGGCGGTATGTCCATGTCGGAAGCAGATAAAGTTAGAAAAATCATTGGTAAGAAA